CAGAACGCATGCGCATCGACTCTAGCGGTAGGGTAGGTATAGGTACTAGTAGTCCTGATGCTAATAGCCAACTTCACATCAAGAAAACTGGTGCTAATGCAAAAATTACTTTAGAAACAGACGAAAGTAATGACTGTTATATTAATTTTAGTGGAGCTACATCAGAAGCTTCTATAGGCTATGAACCTACATCTAATGCTCTAATATTTGCTAATGCCGCAGATGGTTTAACAACTAATGAACGCATGCGTATCGACTCTGCTGGCAATGTAGGTATAGGTACTAGTAGTCCTACTCAAAAGCTAGAAGTTGCTAATGGTTATGGTATCTTTGAGGGCATTAAGGTTGGTCAAAACGGTACTGATATTGATTCTACATTTTTAGGTGCAAACTCTTTATTAGCATTTAAGCTCAATGGCTCAGAGAAAATGCGTATAGACTCTAGCGGCAATGTCCTTTTTGGTACTACTAGCACAGACACAGTTAGCAACACAGGTGTAGTATGTAAAGCTGATGGACAGCTATTTGTTGGCGCATATCAGAAACAGGTAGCCACACTCACTCGACAGTCTAATGATGGTGAAATTTTGCGCTTCCGCAAGGATGGCAGCACTGTTGGTAGTATTGGTACTAGCGCTGGTGATTTGTATATAACATCTCGCAATAGCACAGGTTTAAAACTTTATGCACCTTCAGCGGGCGGGGTAAGTTCTATCATACATCCGTCAAATACATCTGGCTCGCCCCTTGATAATGTTATGGACTTAGGATACTCATCAGGACGCTTCAAAGACGCTTACTTTAGCGGTACTGTAAATGCTAACGCTTTCGTAGGTGATGGTAGCGGGCTTACTGGTATCTCTGGTGGCGGTGGTGACGATGGCCCTGCTTTTCAAGCACATACTCACGCAACTGGAACTGGGCCGCCACAGACACTTGCTAACAACACATGGACAAAGTGTAACTTTGGACATGAAGTGGTCGATACTGACAACTGTTTTGCTAGTAGTAGGTTTACGCCCGATGTTGCTGGTTGGTACATAATCAACTGTAGCGTTCTAACTTCTACTACTAGCACTACTTGGTCTAATAGAATCAGAAAGAACAGTGGTACGAGTATTTCAGAAGCTGTACATGTAAGCACTGTCGGTAATACTGCTGCGCTTCAGAACTCTGCTATTGTCTACCTAAACGGAAGTACAGATTATGTTGAGGTAGATAACAAGCAACAATCTGGAAGTAGTGTATATGGCCCACAAATAACATTTGTAACTTACTTCAATGGCGCATTAGTGAGGAAACAATAATGAGTAACGAACAAACCTATGAAATAGGTCTATTTGAAAAGATAGCTGTTATTTATCCTGAACTAAACGATGTGACTGAGTTTGATAAATATATTGAGCTACAAGACAACAGTGATGGTAACGGCCCATATATAGCGAAGTGGGAACACCCAGACTATGTACAGCCAACTCAGGAGCAGCTTGACGCTGTTCTTGAGCCATTACCTACCCCATACGACCAGCTTCGTGCTGAAGCGTATCCGAGTATTGCTGACCAGCTAGACATGATCTACTGGGACAAAGTAAACGGAACTAACCAATGGCAGCAGGCTATAACAACTGTAAAAGTAACCTATCCAAAGGATAATTAAAATGACTGAGTTTAACTGGAAAATCAATCAACTAGAACGTACTACTGCTGATAACTATGTACTAACTGTTCACTATGGCGTTGATGCTGTAGATGGTGAGTTTAGCAAGGGCGCTTATGGCACTCTTAGCTTTGACCCTGAATCACAGCCTGCAAGTGTAGATTTTAACTCTTTGACTGAAGAAACAGTATTGGGCTGGGTATTTAGCAAGGTTGAAAAAGACGTTGTAGAAGCGCAGCTAGAAGCGGTTATTGCTGAGATGAAAGAGCCTAGTGTTGTAGCTGGCCTGCCTTGGGACGTACAAGTAGAAGAGTAATACTTACTGGGGGTAAAGCATATGCCTACAAAGAAAGACTCACGTTTAGATAGAGCTGGCGTTAGTGGTTACAACAAACCTAAGCGTACACCTAATCATCCTACTAAGTCACACGTTGTTGTGGCTAAAGAAGGTGACAAAGTAAAGACAATTCGTTTTGGTCAGCAAGGTGTTTCTGGGGCTGGTAAAGCCCCTAAGACTGCTGCTGAAAAAGCACGTAAGAAGTCTTTTAAAGCTCGTCACGCTAAGAATATTTCTAAAGGTAAGATGTCTGCTGCATATTGGGCTGATAAAGTAAAATGGTGATGTGATGGCTGAATTATCTGAAGACACAGCGGTGACAATTCCGCTTAGAAATCTGATTGCAATGATTGCATTTACATCAGTAGCTACAATGGCGTACTTCTCTGTACAAGAGAGGTTAAACACCCTTGAGCATTCTTTGGATAAAACTCAGATGGATATAAACGCCAACTCTGAGTTCCGTATTAAATGGCCTAGAGGCGAACTAGGAGCACTCCCTGCTGATGCGCGTCAAGATATGCTAATTGAATACACATCAGGACTTCTCGATAAAGAGATAATCAAAGGCGAACAACTTTTAAATGACATACATAACCTTAAGTTAAGGCTTGCAGCCTTAGAAAAAGGTTTAAACACAGAGTAAGAAGATAAATAATCTAAACATAAGCATCTAATAGGGAAATCGCTAATGTCCGAACAACGCTTTGATAGGCTAGAAAACAGTCTTGATAGACTAACTAGTAAGGTAGATCAAATGTCAGAAGTTGTGACCGCTTTGGCACGTATTGAAGAGAAACACGTAGCCGTACAACAACGCTTAGATCACCATGATAGGCGTTTAAATAAACATAGTGATGCGCTAGACGAGTTATTCGTTGATACAACCAGAATGGCAAAGACTTCAGGCACTAATGAATGGTTTATTAGAATACTGATAGCAAGCATGGTAGGCACAGTTGCTTACTTATTGAGAGGTTGAAATGAAGTTATTTTCAGTAGTTGAAATGATTACAGGTATTTTTAAGCCAGCCGCAGAGCTAGTGGACGAATTACACACATCAGAAGAAGAGCGTTTAAATAACAAGTTACGTTTGTTAGAACTTCAAGCTGCTGCTGTAGACAAGGCTACTGAATACCATCAGTCTCTATTTGAAAACCAAGCTAAAATTATTAACTCAGAAGCACAAAGTTCTAACTGGATTGCCTCTAGCTGGCGACCTATAGTTATGTTGACCTTTACTGGTTTAGTCGTAGCTAGATACTTAGGTTTTGATGCGCCTAATATGACACCAGAAGACCACGAAAACCTATGGACTCTAATACAAATAGGACTAGGTGGATACGTAGTGGGACGTTCTGTAGAAAAAACTGTAAAAACATGGAAACAGGATTAACATGAAAACATATTTAGAACTCGTCAATGAGATACTTTTACGCCTTAGAGAGCGTCAAGTTACTTCTGTAAATGCTAACGACTACTCAAAACTGATTGGTGTGTTTGTCAACCAAGCTAGAGAGATTGTAGAAAACTCTTGGGAGTGGTCAGCGTTACGTACTACTTTGTCTGCTACTACTAGTGAGGACGTTTTTAACTATGTTCTTACTGGTTCTCAGAATCGAATTACAGTACTTGACGTTATTAATGACACTCAAAATAAGTTTATGACTTACAAGACAGCTAGTCAGTTTAACAAATATTTTAACACTGACGACCCTGCTAAGGGCGCTCCTTGTGACTATAGCTTTAATGGTATTGATGCCAATGGTGACACACAGGTAGACGTATGGCCTATCCCTGATGGAACATACGAACTACGCTTTAACGTGGTAAAGAGAACTGTAGAGCTTGAGGACAATGCTGATGTAATGACTATCCCTCATGCTCCTGTGGTTGCTTTGGCTTATGCTTTAGCTGTAGAAGAGCGTGGCGAAGACGGAGGTATGTCCAGCACTAATGCTTACGTACTGGCTAATCGTTTACTTTCTGACGCTATTGCCCTTGTTGCTGGTAAACACCCTGAGAAACTAGTCTGGGGAGCAGTATAATGCCAAAACAATTACTATCTGCTTCCATAGCAGCTCCAGGATTTTTTGGAGTAAATACACAAGAATCAGGGACTACTTTAGAAGCTGGTTTTGCTATTGAAGCTAACAACTGTGTCATTGACGAATCAGGTAGACTAGGTGCTCGTAAAGGCTACACCTATTTAACTCAAGGTTCTACTGGTGTAAACTTAGATGGTATCCATGAGTATGTAGGTGACACAGGTTACGTAGACCACATTAGCTGGGGCAACGGAAGTATCTATAAAGGAACTTCTACTTTAACTACCCTAGAAACTGGTCACGGAGCTAGTGAGTGGAAAGCTACTAACTTTATTGGTAATTGTTATTTAGCTCAAGATGGATACCCTGTAAAAGTCATTGACTCTAACCTGACTATATCTAACTTGTCGTCACAGGGCGTACAGAACTTTGGTACAGTCAATGCTGCGTATGGTCGCCTCTGGGCCGCTAGAACGTCCACAGATAAACATACAGTATATTTCACTGCTATAGGTCGAGACGACTTCCAAGGCCACTCTGGGGCTGGTGAGATGGACTTACGTAACATATGGACTAATGGTGGTGACGAGATAGTTCAAATCAGTGGATTTAACGGATACATTATTGTTTTTTGTAAGAACTGTATCGTTGTACTTGGCGATAACAACAATGGTGATTTGACTTTAACTTCCGTAGAAATACGTGTTGTTGAAGTACTAGAGAACGTAGGTTGTATTGCTGCTGGCTCTATACAGAACATAGGAACTGACATCCTGTTTTTGTCAACTAGTGGTGTTCGTTCATTAAACCGAGTAATCCAAGAAAAGTCTAACCCTATTGCTGACGTTTCTAGTAATGTACGTGATGATTTAAACCGACAAGTTAAGTCAGAAAACTTAAATAAAGTTACAGGTATTTACAGTCCTTTTGACTCTATGTACCTTTTGATTCTTCCTGCTAATGATTTGATTTATTGTTTTGACACAAGAGGAAGACTAGAAGATGGCTCATTCCGAGTAACAACTTGGTCTAAGATGGGCGCTCGTTGTGGTGCTCAGGCTAACACTAATAAACTTTACTTAGGGTTTGCTAACGGAATTGGAGTGTATCAAGGTTATTTAGATAACAACGTAAGTTATTATTTGACTTACTTTACTAATTATTTTGACTTCGGGCAACCAACTATTACTAAACTAATGAAGCACATAGGCGTGACTTTGATAGGCGGTAGTGGACAAGAGTTTAAAATAAAAACTGCTGTTGACTATAATGACGTATATAGAACGTATGTTGGCTCAGTACAACAAAGTACAGTTTCTGAATACAACACTAATGTTGAATACAATGACCCTGATACTTATGACATAACAAGTGACGCTAACCCTGACAAAATAACAACTGATGTGTACACTGCTGCTGAATATGGCGGTTATGGTTTCACAGAAAAAATTAAACTTGCTATAGGAGGCCAAGGCTCTGTAGTTCAATTAGGCTTTGAAGCTGAAGTGAATGGCGACCCCCTCTCAATACAGAAACTCGATATTTACGTAAAACAAGGTAGGTCTTACTAATGGCTAACACTACTTTCACACGATTGACAAACTTTGAGACTAAAGATGGTTTAGCCTCAGGTTCAGCAGCTAAACGAGTCAAGGGTACTGAGATTGAGGATGAATTTGCTCAGGTCAAGACCGTTGTTGACGTTAAGGCTGACATTAACTCACCAGCTCTTACTGGTACTCCGACTGTTCCTACGGCTTCCGCAGGGA